TCACCACCACCCGGCGAAACGAGACGATCGGGATCCCCCGGCCGGATGACAACAACTACCTTGACGCCTGGGGGAAGCTCGCTGAGGCCTTCGTCTACGAAGAGGCCCAGTCCACCGCCAGCGGCGGCCCTGAGCACGAAATCGTCTACGTCACCGAAATCAGAGAGAACGACGCAGCGCCCCAGTACACCGGCATCAGCCTGCTGGGCGTAAATGCCAGGTCGGCGTTTGAGTGGCGGCAATTCAGCCAGCTGTCGCTCTATGTCACCGGCGGCACGGAGGTGCGGCGGCTGCTCAACAGTCTCACCACCGGCCCCTCGCACCTGCTGCCGGACCTGGCGCTGGACCGGCTTACCAACACCAAATACGGCCCCGACGCTGTGCCGGATGATCTGGTGAAGCTGGCCAACTTCCAGGCGGCAGCCCTGTGGTGCGAGCTCCGAAAATACCACTTTGACGGCGGGGTGATCATCAGCCAGGAATCGCCGCGGCAATGGATCGCCGACACGGCCGGCGCCATGTTGCTCGATTTCCGCGAGGTGGGCGGCCAGTACGACCTAGTGCCGTTCATCTCCTTCGGCGCGGTCACCCACAAGGCGCTCTTCACCGCCGGCAACATCGCCGAGGGCACATTCCAGTTTGAGACCATCCCACCCGATGAGCGGCCGGCGCGGCGGATCAGCGTGAAGTGGCGGCAGGAACGCAGCTCCACCAACCCCACCAGTCCGGGCCTGTTCCCTGAGGAGCGCGAGGTACTGGTGCGCGAGGCGGCGCCCCACGGCAGCGACAGCCTGCCGATTGAGCCAATCAACCTGGCGGCGTTCTGCACCAACCGAAACCACGCCATTGACGTGGCAAAGTTCACGCTGAGGATGCGGAGATTTAGGGATCACACGATCCGCTTTAGGACCACCTACGACGGGCTGGAGGGCATCAGCACCGGCGTGGGGCCCGGCGATCTGATTCGGGTGGCAATGGACGTGACCACGTTCAACGAGTTCAACAACGGGGCAGTGCTGGGCAATGGCACGGTGGTGAGCACCACGCCACTGACCAACGGGACCTACGACGTGGTGAGCTGGAGCGGCAGCGGGGCAGTGAACGACGCCGGCACCCTGACGGTCACCAACGGGCAGGGATCGCCAGCCGGGATCATGTTCACCGTCAAGCAGACCAGCACGCAAGTACGGACCTATCAGATCAGCCGGATCACCCCGACCGAGGATGGCGTCTATGACATCGAAGCGGTGCACATGCCGATCAACAATGCGGGCGTCCTGTTGGTGGCGGCAGACTGGGATACAGCAGGCGCCTGGGTGATCCAGTGACGGTTCAATTCCCCGAGATCCAACCCACCGGCCACGAGTTTGGCGAGCCGAACTTCCCCGTGACCGAGATGCGCTCACAGTCCGGCGTGCGGTCGGTGCGTCAGTGGGGCGACCGCGCCAGCGATGCGCCGATGACCCTGGAGTTCGCCAACATCACCCAGGCGGCCTATGCCCTGATCAGGGCGGCGCACACGGCAGCACGGGGCAAGGTGGAGGATGTGGCGTTCCCTGCGATCGTTGGCAAGAATCTCGTTGACGTGGACCTGTTCAACCCTGGCCCTGGCCTGAAGTGGTATTGGGCCAGCCCCCCTGAGGGCAGCCGTGTGCAGGGCGGCCGGCGGATCACCTGCCGGTGCACATTTCGGGCCGAACTTAGACTGTAGGCAAAGGTCGAGGCCGCCTAATGACAGTCCCCAACGCAACGCACGGAGAGGTGCGATTCCAGGGCCAGAAGGTGGCCAAGGTCCGCAGCATCAGCATGGAAACCCAGCGGCAGACCCTGGAGACGACCGGCGTCGGCGACATGGATGATGAGTTTGCCTACGGCAAGCGCACCACGTCCGGCAGCGCCACTCTGCTCTACAAGACCGACGATCAGGCCACGGTGAACCTGATGAATCGGATCTTTGATGATGGCGAGACGCCTGATGATCTGGTAATGACGATCTACAAGGGCGGCAGCAAGTCCATCTCCGGGCCGGCGCTGATCAATTCGCAGGGCATCGCCACCAGTGTGGGCGACAGCACCCAAGTCAGCATCTCGTTCGTGATCAACGGCAAGCCCAGCAAGGCGCTCTAATGGCTGTCGAAGGCCGCAAGGGAATTGTTCAACTCAGCCGCGAATGGCCAGCCCCCACGGCGCTAGCCGATCAGCGGCTGCAGCGCGGCACATCGCCATCGCTGGACCTGACTGATCTGGCGTTTCAGTCGGGCGATGAGGTGCTGCTGGTGGGGCTGCGCGGCGTGCCACTGGGCATCGGCACAAGCGGCTTCGCGCCCTGCCCCGATGGCCATGCGTTCTGGACTGGCGGGCAGACCGCCGTGGGCCCTGCGCTGGCAGCACGGACTACCGGCGGCACATTCTGGAGCGCCAATTCATCGGCAGCGTTCTGGGAGTCAGCAGCAACGGTCGGGTTTCAGCAGACCGCCACGGCCTACATCCACCGCGATGAGATGGACGATGTGCGGTTCTACTCCACCGAGCTCGACGCGATCAACGGCGGCAGCCAGGGCCTGATCCCACTGCGCAATGTCTCGCCCGGCCCAATGCTGATCCTGCCGGCCTCCAGCCGCTCCGGCTACGTGGCCGCAGCGCTGGCTCTGCTGCAGGCCATCGAGGACCTGGAGATCCCCGATGGCGAGCAACCGGCTCAGAACCTGGCACCGGTGCCGCAGGTCTTGAGCGACACGGCAGCGGACGCGGAGGAACGCGGCTGGTTGATGCAGTGCGACCTGACTGGGTGGGTGTTCGAGATGGACGCGGCCCAGTTGGACCAGGAAGCGATCGGCCAGGCGTTCGGTGAGTACGCCAAGGGTGCCTTGCGCGGCGCTGGATCGTTCAACGGGGAAATGGACCACAGCCGGGTTGCAGGTGAGCAGAGCGGGCTGGGGATGCTCCGGCTAATGATGCTCACCAGCCAGGGCAGCAAGGCCCGAGCGCGGTTTCAGCTGGTGGATCAGCGGACTAGCAACGTGGCCACCCACGTGCGAGAGCGGATCTTCTACGAAACCGACATCCTGCTGGGCAAGACGGCAGTGAACACCTCGGCAACCGACGTGATCCTGATCTCGGCGCAGTTCGTGGCGACCGGCCAGATCAGGCTGGCAAAGCAGGCTCCATAGCCTGAGGGCAGGAATCAAGCCGGCAAGATCACATGAGCCAGCTGGTGCGGGCAGGCCAAAGCGGTGCTTTTGACGTGGCTGCCGACCAGGCGGTGGCGAAGGGGCAGGTCGCCGTTTTGATCGACATGCTCCGCCAGCTCGGCGGCAATGCTCGGGTGGTGGCGGGCGCGCTTGCGGTTGCTGACCCCCTGAATGCACCATTCACCCTCTACGTTGATCCGTACATCGGCTCAGACCGATTCGTTGGTGGCGCCTACAACAGCCACGAAGCCGGCGCAACCGACGAAGAGGTCATCGCGCAGAAGCTGAAGCGAATCGAGCTGCAGCGCCTGGAGTGCGGCTACACCTCGGCGCGGCCGTTCAAGACAATCAACCGCGCCGCAATCGAGGCGGCGATCATCACCAGCAAGAACTGGTACACCTACACCGATCCACGGGCGCACGTGGACTGCGTAACGATCGTGCTCAGCGGTGGTGTTCACATCGCTCTGAACGATCCCGGCAGCAGCTCTACCAGCCTGGCGAGCTGGGGCACGGCAAAGGATCCGACCCCGGCCGAGCTGATCGCATTCAACCCCCCGACTGGCGGCGTGCTGCTGCCCCGTGGGTGCTCAATGCGCGGATTGGACCTGCGCAAGACCACCATCCGCCCGAACTGGGTTCCCGCGTTTGCAGATGAGGCAACGGACTACAGCAACCGACGCAGCGTCCTGAAGGTCTCGGGCACTGGGTTCTTCTTCGACTACACCGCAATGGACAAGATCGGGCACACCGAATCTGTCCACCTGCTGGACGTGTTCCACCCCGCCAGCAAGGCCGAGCTCGACACGTTCTACGCCAAGATCCAATCCACCGTTGGCACTGGCGCCAATCTGGGCAGCGCCCTGCTGGCGGCCCGAGCCAGTGAGTATGAGATCGTCGGCCCGATCGATCAGACCCAGGCGCCCTCCAGCGCGTGGGATACCACCAGAGGTGCCTCTCCGTACATCTTCAACGTGTCGGTACGCTCCGACTACGGCATGGGCGGCGCGTTCTGGGACGGCGCCAAGCTGAGCGGACTGCGCAGCATGGTTTGCGCCAATTTCACCGGCACCAACCAGCAGAAAGATATGCGCTGCTGGCAGGTGTATCAAGGCGGAAACTGGGTAAACCTGGCCAACACCACGGAAGGTTATCAGGCATATATCGATGCCGACCCGGACAACTTGCGCCGCGATCCTGCACGCCAAACCCGGCACATCTCGGCAATCAACAACGCCTACATCCAGAAGGTTTCGATCTTCGGGATTGGCCAGTCTGAAGTGACAATGGTGGACTCCGGCGGGGAGATCACCGACAACGGCGGCAATTCCACGTTCGGCGGATGCTCCGCCCTCGCCAAAGGCTACAAGAGCTTCGCCTTCAACAAGGACAAGAACTGGGCGGTCGGCCGGGTGCGGGTGCCGCTGAATCTCAGCGAGAAAACATCCAACATCCGCCGCATTGAACTGGGCGTGGTGGCCGCCGTGAGCGGCTCAGCCGTCACCCTGACCAACGGCTTGGCGATCGACCCGAGCAGCACCACTAACCCTGCAGCGTTGCAGGCTCTGGGCTACACCTTCGCCAGCGGCACCCGGATCTGGATCGATAACCCTGCTGGCGCTGATTGGCGGGCAACGCTGAGCAGCAGCGCCTGGAGCAGCTCCAGCCCCGCGAGCATCGGCATCACCGCCGCCCCACTGCAGGCCGGCACCAATGAAGCGCCGGGCAATGCCGTGGTGGGCCGCCGGGTCTACATCCGCAGGGTGGTGGACACCCGCACCGTGGCCGAGCGCCGCTGCAGTCTGATCCTCAACAACACCGCCAGCGCCAGATTGCCACAGCGAAATGCAGCGCTCCAGACCGACCCGGCCCGCAGCAACGGCGCGATCGGCCGCGTGCTGGCCGCTGGCGGAGAGGAAGTGCTGCTGGTGACCGCATCTGGCACCGGGCCACTACCTGGCTCGGGTGTACTGCGAACCGGTGAAATCACCATCCGCCGTGGCGCCGCGTCGAAAACCTACGCATCAGGCACGTACTACCGCCAGGGAACGGTGGTGAAACACGCCGGCAAGCACTGGCAGGCCACGCGCACATTCACCAGCTCCGGTGCATCGCCCGATCCGGCGTTCTGGGGCGAATGCTTCGTTCACATGCCCTCAGACTTCAACCCTGAGGATTCGATCAGCCAAGAGGCGCCCATTCTGGTGCTCGACACCGACACCAGCGACGCGGACGATTCCACCACGCTGGGGATTAACTGGACGACGATCTGGACCAGCGCCGGCCCTGTGCGAGATCAGTACCGCACCGCCACGGACTACCTGGGCGCCTATGCCCTGCTGCGAGCGCTGGGTTTCACTGATGCCGCCGCCCATGCCGCGCTGGTGCCACGGACTGCCGCGACCCGTGACCGTGACCCGAGCAGCGCAACGGATTTCCCGACCGCGCCATCGGGCGGTGCTGCAACGGGATTGGGGAATTGGGCTATAGAATTTAGACGTCCAAGTACAGTGAGATTATACAATCATCAATGGGAATGGGCGGGTGCAGGTAACTACTCAAGAGCCATGCCTGCGGTGCAGCAGGATATGTCGGAGTTCAATAAATTCACCTATTATTTCACCTCCGCAGCGGGCGGTCGAGTAACACCCAAGGGCAGCAATGAAGACGGCTTCGAGGTAACACCCAAGGGCCTCGAAGACATCGCCACGGGCGCCACGATCAGCCCCGAATCACTCGGCGGCCAGACGCTGGATGAGGCGCAAAGGACGGACTTCCCGAACGGCATCCAGGTGGGCGGCACGGCCCAGCTGCAGGACGTGGTGATCACCGGCACCGCCGAGTTCGGCAGCCAAGCACAGGCCAAAATCAACCGCGCTGGCGCTGGCAGGCTGGCCAGCATCGCCCAGCTGACCGAGCTGCCCGGCGCCGTCGCCAGCACCGACTCGGCGATGGAGTCTGACCCAACGCTGGTGGACTATCGCGGCCTGAACCGCTGGCGGCAGGCGCAACGGCTGATCAGCGCTGCCACCGGCACGATCACGATCTACGTGCAGTCCACGGCGGCAGACCGGACGCTCGATCAGATGTTCGACACCCCGCCGACCGCGCCGGCCAATCCGATCCCGACCCTGGCGCGGGCGGCGGAGTACGCGAATGCTGTGATCGGCTCGGGCAACCAGACCGCAGAAATCAGGATCGCACCGGGGCTCTACGACCCGGCGTCGGTGTGGCAGTGCAATGTGGTGTTTCGCGCCTCTGACCCGACCCAGGCCGGCTGGCCGCTGATCTTCCCCGAGACCGGCGACCCCGCCACCGCTGAAACCTGGTTTGATGGGAGCGACTACGGCAACCTGACCACACGGGTGAACTTCCGTTCGTTCGTGCTGCAGTTGCGCGACAACGCAAGCGCTGGCAATCAACTGCAGGTAAACACGATCGGCCGGCAGATGCGCTGGCTGCGTGGCGTGGACTTCCGTGGCGGGTTCCACTTCCTAGGGGTGCCCGAGCTGATCAAGCTGGTGGCGGATGGGGCGATCACTCAGGGACAACTCATCTCCGGCAGCGTCGCGCTTCCCAGTGGTGCATTCACCACGAACACCACTACGAACGTTGACACGTTCCTGAATCAGCTCAGGGCCAGTAATGATCGAAATGGAAATAGCAATAATCCTGCTTACGACAGCTGGACCACCACCCCGGTGCTGCAGCTGGAGGGCAACAGCACGGACGTGGCAGACCTGCGCGGGATCATGTTCGGCCCGGCGCTGCCATCACACAAGGAGTCATTGGGCGCTACCCGCGCCCCGTACATCGCCACCAACGGCCTTGTGCAGCTGCGGTGGAGCAACATCTACCTGCGCGGAAACGTCACCATCACCAGCGTCGGCATGGGGGTAACAAATGCCGTACCCGATTCGGGCAGCGCGCACTACGGCTCCGCATCTGTTGCCACTCCTTGGACCTGGCGGCAGTTTCACCACACGTTCCTTTCATCGATCACCAACGAACCTGTGGTGGTTGACCAGATGGGAGGCAGGATTAGCTACAACCAAGGCTCGGCCGTTGGTGATCGCAGCTGGTACCGGAACTCAACTAATACCCGCTACCTGGCAAACCACATTCACCTGCTCACCAGTGCAGGCGCCGAGCCTGCCGACAATGACAGCGGCCCATTCTTGGATCAGTTCATCCATGCAAAGCGGAGCCTGACCGTCCGCGAGTCGTTCTTAACTGGACTCTCTGGTTCGTCAACCGGCAACGTGTCGCAGGGCTTTGTCGGTCGGTTCGGCTCCAACGGCTACAACTCCGTCAAGGCCCGTGGCGTGCTGCTGGGCAATGAGGGCCTGGTAGATCAGGAGCGCGGCGCAACAGTGTTTCTTGCCGCTGATAACAGGCTGGCCATCCCAGGCGCTGACAACACCGCATTGAGTATCTTCAAGGTGGCAGGACTGGCAATCAATCAGACCACGCAGATCCTGCCTAAGTACGGGATTGATGTCAACTCTACAGCGACTGGCGTTACCTATCAGATCCTGTCGCTAGGCAGCACTACTCAGGCCAACTGGAACACCCTCGCCGGAACATCGGGCCTCACCTATGCAGTCGGCGGCAGGATCACGGCAGCGGTGAACGGCTCAACACTGGCCGATACAACCGGCCTAGTTGAGCCGTTCTATGGCGAGCCTCACCCGCTCG